ATATTTTATAGCAGCATTACATTTTTTAAGATCTGCAACCAAAATGTTTTATGGCGGAGACGATGCAACTACAGGTTTACCGCCTGTAGTTTGCAGACTAAGCGGATACGGCCAGTATGTATTAAATGATATTCCTGTTGTAATAACTAACTTTACAACTGATTTACCTAATGATGTTGATTATATTAAATGTAATGTTGCTGGTAAAGATAATTTTGTACCATCTATGGCAACAATAACAATTACAGCAACTCCACAATACGCACGTAGATCACAAGCTAGATTTAGTTTAACTGAATTTGCTAAAGGTGCATTTGTTGGCGGCGAGGAAGGATTTGTATAATGGCTAACAAGAATTTTGGACCTTATGGCAAGACGCCAATTAATGCAGCAGGATACTTAGATATCTTTGTTCCAGTTCCTGTACCTGTTGCAGGCGACGATATACTTTATGAAATTATTCCTGCATACACTTATAGACCTGACTTATTAGCAAATGACTTGTATGGTAAAAAAGAACTTTGGTGGGTATTTGCTCAACGAAATCCAGATATTCTTAAAGACCCAGTTTTTGATTTTCTTGCAGGAACTAAAATTTATCTGCCGCAAGGTTCTAATCTTCAGTCAAATATGGGAACTTAAGAAATGGCATTCAGCTTCTCAAAAATAACAAAAAGTGTAACTAGCGCAAATAGTTCAGTTGCGTCTATTAATTCTTTAACAAAGTCGGCAAACTCTTCAGCAGCAAAGTTAAATAAAATTTCAACATCTGTAGGATCAGTTACTGGCAGTATGAATGATATTAGAGGAGCATTAGGCACCGACTTAACTTCTTTTGGTACTAAAATTTCTGGAAAAGGGTTTAATACACTTATAAATAACACCCCGGGGCAAGCATTTACTCCCGGAAAACTTGATAGTTTGGTATCTAGTTCTTCTGACATTGGTAATGTTGCAGCAGCAGCAGGAGCAATATCACAACAAATACAAGGTATTTCTAATTTTGGAAGTACAAATATAAACTCTGCATTAACCCAAGGATTTCAATCTACAAACTCTTCTCTAGGAGCAAAATTTACAAGTGTTAATAGTGGACTAGGATCAATTGACAATGCTACGGGTACCTTAAACAAAGTATCTAGTCAATTTGGATCAAATATATCGTCAATGTCATCAAAGGTTTCCCAATTCAACGGCTTTAATATTGCAAGTTTAAATACACTTGCAAGTAGTTTTGCAGGCTTTTCAAATTTAATAAGTAATCCAATCTCAGTACTGGCCCGAGATGTATCTCAATTAGTTGGCTCTTTCGGCGGACAGTTTGATGTGATCCGACAACTTAGTGAATCTGCTAGTAAAAATAACGAATTTACAAATTTTTTATCTAAAAATAATGGAAAAGCAGCAAGTAAGGTACCAAATCCCCTAAGGGAACACAATCATTATAACTATGTTATTACATTAGGAATTTTAGATAGTGAAGAATTTAATTTTCCTAGTAAATATCGAACAGGCGGAGATTTTGTACAGAGCTATATTATTAAATCCAGCGGCGGCAATTTAGATAAAAGATATAAAACCTTTCAAGAAGGCAACGACGATGCAGAATACTATCTTGATAACTTAAATCTTGATGCAGTTATTGCTCCTAATTCAAATACCGGAGTGGCCCTAGGAACATCTATAACTTTTGATGTTATAGAGCCGTACAGTATGGGACTTTTTATTGAAGCTCTTATTGGCTCAGCAGCATCGTTAGGTTATGAAAATTATATTAATGCTCCGTTTTGTTTAAAAATTGATTTTATGGGTTATGACGAATACGGAAAAGAAACTTTGTCAAACACAAATTCTGCATACGTTCCGATTATGATTACTAAAGTTGATTTTTCAGTACAATCTAAAGGTAGTGAATATATGGTTAAGGCAGTTCCTTATAGTGAAGCTGCCCTAGACGATACTGTGCAAAAAACAAAAACACAGATTAACACACTTGGATCAAAAGTACACGAAGTACTATCAGGTGATGAAAAAAGTGTTATGTCAGTACTTAATGAACGTGTGCAAGAACTTGAACAAGCTAAAACAATTGTACAAGGTGATCGATATATTATTGCGTTTCCTAAAAAACCTAGCGCACTAGTTGATGTAATTGGACGTCTAAAAGATCAAGTTGCTGATGAAAATTCTTCTTTAACTATCAGTGCCACTGAACAACAACGTCGAGAAAAAGGAATAGCTACTGTAAGACCAGATAGAAGTACTGCTAAAAAACAACAGGGCATTGAAAATAATTCTGTAAACTCAGCTGATCTTTTGTTTAATACATTAAAGGCATATGCATCTGATATAAACAATATGAATCAAATTGGATTATCTAATTTAGTAGAAAATACAGCAGAAGGCGGCCAAGAAGGACATGCAGATCAAAGTGCTGCATACGAAGCAGATAGCGATATTGTAGATATTAGCAATGCTGAAACTGCTAAAGCAGAAAAGGCTAGAGCTACACAATTTCGTCAAGGCGAAACTATATCTAATATTATTGAAAAGGTAATTAAAAAGAGTAGATTTGCAAAAGACAGCGCAACTGAAGAATCAAAAAATGGTGTCAACACATGGTTTAAAATTGATACCCAAGTATTCTTAGATAAAAATCCAGAGGCTGAAAGACAAGTTGGAGCATCTCCTAAAATTTACGTATATAGTGTAATTGAATATAAAGTAGATGAAGCAAAACATCTCGGTACAGCTCAGAGACCAAAAAATACTGAACAATTAAAGGCAATTGCACCTAAAGAATATAACTATTTTTACACAGGAAAAAATGAAGACGTATTGAATTTTGATATAAAATTTAACAATCAGTTCTTCATGACTGCGTTCGGTAACTTTGGACAAAACTCTGCACCAGTTGCAGCAGGCGGAGGCAACAAAGCAACCTTCCAACAAGGTGATGCACAAGCAGGATCCGAAGTTGCTACTGTTAACAACGGTAAATCAAACATAGAGCCTGGAGCACAAACAAAAGAAGTTAATGAAATACCAAACTCAAGTGCTGACGAGTCTGGAGATATAAAATTAAAAATTGCAGAACAATTTCATAACACATTGATAAATCAAACTGTTGACATGGTCACTGCTGAAATGGAAATTTGGGGAGATCCGTTCTTCCTCCCCCAACAGACTGGAAATTATGTTGGAAAATCAACTGGCAATCCTAGTGTGCTAGATGAAGGAACTATGAATTATCTACAAAGTGAAATCTTTTGTGTAGTTAACTTTAACTCACCTTTTGATTACCAGGTAAACGGAGCAACTATGGAAATGCCTCGAAGAGTACCACAGTTCAGCGGACTGTTTAGTATTTGGGCAGTAACTAATGTGTTTAGCGGCGGAAAATATACACAAAATCTTAAAATGATTAGACGTAGAGGTCAGGATGACGAAGAAACTGTAGAATCAAAGAATATTAAAGCTACTGACAAGGGAATTGCAGCTGGAAAAGATACTACGCCAGGATCGCCTAACGCTGCAAATAATAGTGTAAATAGTACAATAGGCGCAGTAGATCCTTGTGATACAACAAGTGCTGTTGCTAATTTAACAGCCGTTGGAGAAGATTTAGCAATGTCTCAAAGTTTATACCCAGCAAGTTCTACTAAAAAGGGCGATGATATAGCGCATGCAAGTCCAACATCTCAAGTAGGAGACTTTGCATGGTCTAACCAATCAAGTATATTCGGCGGCGCACCAAGAGCAGAAAAACGCGGTAGACAAATATAATGGCAATAACTATTACTGATCAAGAAAAGTCGTTATTAAATTTAATTGCCAAAGGTGAATCATCTGCCGGAGTAGATCCGTATACAAGTTTATGGCCGGGTACAAGTGAAGCATCTCTTATACAAATGACTTGCTCAGAAGTCCAACGGTTTCAAACTCAACGAATAACCCAAGGTTTTAAATCAACAGCATGCGGCCGATACCAGTTTATTAAAAAAACACTAACAGAAGCAATTAAAGTTTCGGGCGTTGATCCCCTTACAACATGTTATACTCCTGATGTACAAGATTATTTAATCTTATCAATTTTAAAACAGTATAGAAAACTAGATCAATGGATTGCTGGCACATATACAACTGACAAATTTATGATTAAATTATCACAAGAATTTGCTAGTATGCCTGTTCCTTATCAAATGAAAGGACAAAGTCGCACAGTTAACAAAGGGCAAAGCTACTATGCAGGCGATGGCTTAAATAAAGCTCATCACGATCCTGATAGTTTATTCCAACAATTAAATGATATTTTAAATGGTGGCACAGGTGAAACAACTACTGTTGATATATTACCAACAGGTCCAAGCGGAGCACAACCGGAATTAGGAAATTCAGCTAAAACACAAACCTCTAGGTCGGTAGCAGGTACTGGAGTAGGGGCAGTGTCGGGCCAAGGTAGACCTGGATCACAGCCTATCGGGAGTGCATCGTTACCTGACGTATATAATCAAAGCGGTGCAGGAGTTACAGGACAGCCAAGTGCAGGTCCGGGTAGTAGTACTATTGCTACCGGCAGAAATCGACTGCCCGGCGGCAATGCCGTTTATACATACGAAGTACTTGATCCGTTAGATGATCGGTATGATTTTAGAACTGGAAAAAAAGTTAAAGATATTTTAGTTCACGGAATAAATGCAGCAGCAGCAAGCCCTCATGTAGAGCAGGACATCGGCGCAGCTGGCGTTGCTGGGACAAATACTGGAACAGTTCCGCCTGGCACTATTATACCGCCAGTTGATGAAACTGATCCTGATGCAGCAGATCCTAGAGGAAAAACTCAGATACCTTCAGAAGCAGAACAAACTCAAGCATTAGAAGGAAATGCTCCAGTAGCTCCGGCAGCAGCTCCTACGGAAACTCCGTGTCCTGCACCAGTATCAGCAACAAACGCTGCCTCAAACGCATTATCAGGAGCATCTCAAGTAGCATCAATAGCATCATCTGGTGCAGCAGCCGCAGCAGCAAATGCATCATCTGGTGCAGCCAACGCAGCAGCCAAAACTTGGTCGTCGCTAAACAAAGGCCCAATTTAACAATATGGAAATAATAAATGTCACAAGGTAGTTATACAAGATCTTCATCTAAAGTTACTGAGGTATATGATAGCGGCCCGTACGAAGCTGTTATAGTTAATCATTTAGACACCAAATATATGGGCGGATTAGAAGTTGAAATAATCCGATATACCGGAGCAGGCGGCACGCCGGAACGCAGCGGACAGTTAATGAATGTACGTTATCTGTCACCATTTTACGGTGTAACTCCAACTGCTGGTCTTCAAGCAAATGACGGATACGAGAATACACAAAAAAGTTACGGCATGTGGATGGTACCTCCTGATGTAGGATCTAGAGTTCTTGTAATATTTGCAGAAGGCAATGCAAACTTTGGTTACTGGATTGGGTGTATACCAGATGACTATATGAATTTTATGGTTCCAGATGGTAGAGCAAGTACACAGCGCACAACTGAAGTTACTCCACAAAATTTAAAAGGTGCAAAACTACCAGTTGGTGAGTATAATAAAAAAATCGAAGAAGGCACCTTAATTGACCCGACTCTTTTTAATAAGCCGTATAACAAAGACTTTACAAATATACTAGAAGTGCAAGGATTAATTTCTGATGAAACAAGAGGACTAACAACAACTAGTGCTCGTCGAGAAATTCCTAGTGCTACATTTGGTGTTAATACACCTGGACCATTAGACAAGAGAGCAGGCAGTCCTAGAGTTGATATTGGTGCTAGCGGTAAAAAAGCAAATGTTCCGTTTAACAGACTGGGCGGCTCGAGCTTTGTAATGGACGACGGCAACGACAAGTTTGTACGTGCGACACATGCAGAAGATGGTCCACCATTATACGTTAATAAACTTAATAATGAAGCAGGCGGCGACGAAACTATTCCCCATAACGAGCTTATGAGATTTAGGACACGTACTGGACATCAAATACTTTTACACAATAGTGAAGACTTAATTTATATTTCTAATTCACGCGGCACAGCATGGATTGAATTTACTAGTGACGGAAAAATTGATATTCATGCACAAGATAGCATTAGTATTATGACTGATAACGATTTAAATATTACTGCTGAACGTGACATTAATTTTGAAGCTGGCCGAAACATTAATATGAAAGCATCTGCTCGATGGAGCGACGGACAAGGCACTTTTGATGATAAAGTTAGCGGCCGTGTACATATTGAAAGTGCGTTTGATACGCAATTACATGTAGGCAAGGATTATAAATTAACAGTATTAGGAACTTCAGATACCTCTGTAGCACTTGGTATGAAAACTACAGCTGGCGAGGATTATAACCTGCACACTAAGAAAAATTACGTTTTACAAGCTGATAATTCAGTATACGAAAAAAGTGCGCTTAGTTGGTTTAGAGAATCAGGAAGTAATATAAACGACTTGTCAGTAGGAACACATTTTGTTAAAACAGCAGAACATCATTTAACAACGTTATCGGGTGATAGTAGAACTTATGTTGCTGGAAATGTAGAAACAATTATTGCAGGAGCAAAACGAGAAACTGTAACAGCAGAAATTAATATAATATCATCGGCTGAAATACGTCATCAATCTGCCCTTGATTATACTGTTATGTCTGCTACAACAATTAATAATATAGCAACTGGAAATATTAATACTAAATCAGACGCTGCGGTCTTTACAGAAGCAGCTACAACACTTGACATTAAATCTGCTAGTGCAATGTCGATTCAATCAAGCGCAGCTCTGTCAATTGACGGTACTACTGTAGGAATTAATGATGGTGGGACTGCTGCTGCCGCAGTAAATGAAGGAGCTCCTCCAATTGTTGCAATTACAGCACTAGCAGCTACTAAGTCAATTGATGCAACAGATGCAACCCCTATAGAGCCGTTAACTACTGTTGTATTACCTTATATGTTTCCTGGAGCAATAAATCCTGTTCCTTATGAAAGTATTCTTACAAGAGCACCGCAGCATGAGCCTTATATGCACCACGAAAATACAAACCCGGCTGCATTTAAGAAAGAAGAAACAGACAGAGAACTACCTGGTGCATTACCTACATCGGATAGAGCAGAATCTCCTGACATATTTAATAAAAATAAAGCAGTTAATACAAGTAGTCGAACTGTTGTCGGAAGCGGCGGAAATATTGCTGACTTTGACGGCGGTACAGGCGATGGCGATCCTAGCACACGCAACTCAACAGCACCAAGTGATGCGCAGTTTGATACGTCAGGTCCTGAAGGAAAACTAGTTACAATTACTGCTAAAAAATCAGGAAAAAGTTGTCAAGTTGCTGAAGTGTTTGCTAAAAACTTCCAAGAATTCTTAGATGACTTTGAACAAGTATACGAAATCAAACAACTAGGCGGATATGCTAAACGACAATCACGTGGTAGTAGAAGTTGGAGTTGCCATGCATCGGGTGCAGCGATTGATATTAACTGGCCAAATCCTGTTATGAATACATTTCCAAATGGCATGTATAAGCCAAGACCAACAAATTCTCCAATGACTGACATGCCTATAAATACTAAAGAAATTGCAAACAAGTACGGATTAGGATGGGGAGGCGCATGGAGAAGTTTAGACGATGCTATGCACTTTAGCGCACATACTAGCGAAGGAGGCTCATTTAAGTTTCCTAGAAATGGCCAAATACCAAAAGGCCCGTCAAACTTTAACGAAACAGAAACTCCAATTGTTGACGAAGAAAAAGGTAATGATTTAAATGAGCCGGAAATTACAGCAGGTGAAGAGGATAATAAACCTGGTCCGCAAAACAGCGATCCATTGGCTCCTGCTAAGGACGTAGAATAGGGTAAATATAGTATGAGCGAATTAGAAAAAAATCTTTACAAGCGTGTTACAGTTCCAAGCGTGTCTAAAGCATCTATTCCTGGCCGTGCATATAGAGGTTTTAGTACTAACACTTCTGTAAACAATGGATTTTCTTTGTATGATCTTGAGCTTATTAAACAAGATTTAATCAATCACTTCCATATACGACAGGGTGAAAAACTAAGTGACCCTACTTTTGGATGTATAATTTGGGATCTATTATTTGAACCGTTTACTCCTGCAATACAAGAAGCAATTATTGAAAACGTTACTACTATTGTAAACTTTGATTCTAGGATTCAAGCAGATAGTGTAGTTGTTGATACTTATGAGCAAGGAATAAGTATCGATTGTACTGTTTCTTACATTCCTTATAATATTTCTGAGCAGCTTAAATTTACATTTGATCAAAAAAATGGCCTACTTTAATTAAATACGCACTTTTTTAAATCAGGTAAATACATTTAAGTAAACAAGGAATACAAATATGTCCACATCTGATCGGCAGTCTAGGTTATTAGTAACTGAAGACTGGAAAAGAATATACCAATCATTCCGCAATGCGGATTTTCAAAGCTATGACTTTGACAATCTAAGACGCACAATGATTAATTATCTACGTCAAAACTATCCAGAAGACTTTAACGATTACATTGAGTCAAGTGAATATCTTGCACTAATAGATATGATTGCTTTCCTTGGGCAAAACTTATCATTCCGCATCGATTTAAACGCTCGTGAAAACTTCCTTGAAACAGCAGAGCGCAGAGAAAGTATATTACGTCTAGCACGTATGCTGTCTTATAATCCTCGAAGAAACCAAGCAACAAACGGACTTCTTAAACTTGTAACAGTCAAAACAACTGAAAACATTACAGACAGTGCTAATGCAAAACTTGCGGGTAGAGTTATTAAATGGAATGACCAAACTAATACAAACTACTTTGAACAATTTATTAAAGTTCTTAATGCTGCTCTTCCTGTACAAAATTCAATTGGCAATCCATTAAAGAGTCAAGAAATTGACGGTGTACAGACACAAAAATATAGACTAAATGCAACTAACACTGATAGTGCAGTTTTTCCTTTTTCAAAGAATGTTGAGGGAGTTAGTACAAGATTTGAAGTAGTAAGTACTGATATACAAGGTACTAAAATTGTAGAAGAAGCTCCTCTTCCTGGAACAAGTCCTGCATTTTTATTCCGAGATGATGGTCAAGGCGCTGGCAGTAATAACACTGGGTTCTTTATGCATTTTCGACAAGGAAAGCTAGAGTCAGGTCCTTTTGATGTGTCGAATCCTATTCCTAATCAAATAATTGCAGTAGATTCTGAGAACATTAACAATGATGATGTATGGCTGTATAATGTTGATACTAATGGGTTCGAAACAACACAATGGACTAAAATTGCAAATGTCGAAGGCAATAACATAATTTATAATAGTCTATTTGAAGGCATACGAAATATATTTTCTGTTGTTACTAGAATAGGAGATAGAATAAATTTAGTGTTTAGTGACGGAGTGTTTGGAAACTTACCTACTGGAAACTTTAAAGTGTATTATAGAACTAGTTCTAATAGTAATATGGTTGTTTCACCTAATGCAATAGGCAACGTTAATATTGAAATACCTTACCAAGGTAGAGCCGGAACGCTTGAAACATTAACCCTAGGACTAAGATTAAACTATACAGTTTCAAATGGCACCGCAACAGAATCAAATGCAAGCATTAAACAAAATGCTCCGACAACTTATTATACTCAAAACAGATTAATCACAGGCGAAGATTATAATATTGGTCCATTAGCTATTAGTCAAGACATTATTAAAACAAAAAGTACAAATAGAATTTCAAGCGGCATTAGTAGATATTTTGATTTAAAAGACGCAAGTGGAAAATATTCAAATACTAGCCTCTTTGCTAGTGACGGAGTCATTTATAAAGAAACATTTGAAACAAAGACTGACTTTAAATTTGCAACACAAAGTGACATTGAAGGAGTTATTTACAACACAGTAAACAGTATTATAAAATCAACTTCACTTAGAAACTTTTATTTTAGTGAATTTCCAAAAATATTAACAAATGATTTAAGTATAGCGTGGAAAAATTATTACCAAGCAACAAATAAAATTTCAGGAGTATTTACAGCACAAGCTGATACAACTAATGTATCTAAAGTCGGCGCATTTACTGCAAACAATTTAAGATTTGTAGAAGCTGGAACAATGCTTAAATTTAATGCTCCTAAAAATTCATCACTAGTACAGCAGTATTTTCTACCAGACGGTACTGTTACTACTAACGCTAATAAAAAAGGCGCATCAATTTATAGATGGACTAGTGTATCAAGTGTTGCTAACGAAGGTGACACTGTTAGTTCTACTAACATTGGTGACGTTATCTTGACAGATGTAATAAATGACGGAAGTTTATTAGTAGAAGTTAAACCTAAAATATCAAACACATTAGTAGATGATTTAATAGTACAAATTATTGACCAATCATTTGCATATAAAGATTTTGCATTACGATATGATACTGAAACACGAGAATGGAAAATAATTCTTGCTGAAAATATTAATACAGTAACTAATTTTTCCTTAGGAAAATCAGGCGATATAACAGGCGAAAATTTAGATTCAAGCTGGTTATTATGGTTTAAAACAAACGGCGAAAAATATACAATAACACACAGGAATCAACGCTATATTTTTGAAAGTAACGATGAGATTAGATTCTTCTTTGACAGCGCCGACAAAATTTATGATCCTTCAATTGGAAAAATAGTACGTGACAAAATTGATGTATTAAGTATAAACACTATCCCAGTAATTGGCACACCTTATTCTAGAGATTTTACGTGGAGTATTAGTGATGCATACAGAGATAGCGAAGGATATGTAGACACAAGAAAAATACAAATACAGTTTTTTGATTTAGATGATGACGGTGTTGTAGACGATTTAGATTTATTTAATATATTAGTTGACCCGACTAATCCTAATGTTGAAAATTCTGATAAAATAGTATTCCAAAAACGATATACTACATCAGACGGAGTAGAAGATTTTAAATACTTTGAAAATACTAATAGCGAAATTAAAATTAAGCAAAATGAATCTGCAATAGGCTCTTATAGTTTACACAACGAAGGCGATGTTTTTTATCTTTTAGAAGAAACGGTATTTAAAACATTAAACAAAGCACTAGGAAATACAACTTTAAATTCTAATTATAAAGCATATACTGGTAGAGCTAACTTAAAGTTCCATTATGTTCATGTAGCAGATTCAAATTATAGAATTGATCCAAGTGCTAGTAATATTATTGATACGTATTTATTAACTAAGAATTATGATAACGAAATGCGCAAATATGTAGCTAATGCAACTTCAACTAAACCGTTGCCTGCAAGTAATGATCAATTGTCTAGAGCTTACAGTACTGACATCAACGCAATCAAGTCAATTAGCGACGAGTTAATTTATCACCCGGTTAAATATAAGATACTATTTGGAAGTAAAGCTCAAGCAGATCTTCAGGTAAAATTTAAAATTGTAAGAAATAAAGATCTAGCAGTTAATGAAAACGAATTAAAAGCTGATATAATTGAGTCAATTAATAGATTCTTTGCAATTGATAATTGGGATTTTGGCGAAACTTTTTACTTTCAAGAACTAAGTGCGTTTATAATGAATACACTAACTCCAAAATTAGTTAGTATGATCATTGTTCCTCGACAAGGTTCGCAATCTTTTGGAAGTTTATTTGAAATAAAATCTGAACTGGACGAAATTTTTATAAGTGCTGCTCAAGTCACTGATATTGAAATTATAGATGAAATTACAGCTACAGAATTACAAGCCACAGGCGATGTTATTACTAGCGTAAGTTCCGTAACTACAGGAATAACAAGTGCAACAACAACGACAAATTCATCAGGTGGAGGCTATAGTTACTAATGGCAACTAATAATAATCAAAACGATAAGTCATTACCAAGTGCTGGCAATAACAGCAGTAGCAGATCTGCAAGCGATTTAATTCCAAAATTCTTTCGCACTGAAGCAAACAAAAAGTTTTTACAAGGAACTATAGATCAATTAATACAGCCGGGCGAAGCTGAAAAAATTAACGGATATGTTGGTCGTAAAACAGCAAAAGCTTATAAAACTGGAGACAATTATATAGGCGATGTTTCACCAAATCGAGTAAACTATCAATTAGAACCAGCTGCTGTTATTAAAGATAATTTAGACAACGTAACTTTTTATAAAGACTACAACGACTATATTGGTATGTTAGGGTTCCTCGGAGCTAATACAACTAATGAAAGTAGACTTAATAGTAGTGATTATTATCCTTGGAACCCTAATATTGATTGGGATAAATTTACAAACTTTCGTGAATATTATTGGGTACCAACTGGTCCATTAAGTGTTAATGTTAGAGGACAAAGTCAATCAGTAACTAGTACATATACAGTAACACTCGAAGATCAGGGCGATAGCATGGCATATGTGTTTAATGATGGGCTTACTAGAAACCCATCATTAAAACTATATCGTGGACAAACGTATCGTTTTGAAATTGATACACCTGGTCACCCAATGGCAATTTCTATTAGTAGAACATTTACTCCTGGGTCGTCTATTATAACTGCTGGCACAGCAGGGCTACGAGCTAATGGATTATTTGACGCTACTTTATATGACAGTAATAACTCGTCTTATGATGTAGGTGAATTTATAGTGCTGCCTGATAGTGGAAGTGTAACTTTTGCAGCAGACGATAATGTTTCGACACTATATCCAGACGGTATTGTTAAGATTGGCGAATCAGGAGAAAATGTAGCAGTTGCTTATATTGAAAAGGGTGTAATTGAGTTTACTATTCCTGTAAATGCGCCTAACAATCTTTATTATATTAGTAAAAATTCAATTGATACTAGTGGCCTTATAAAATTATATGACATTGAAGAAAATACTATACTTGATGTTACTGCTGATATCATAGGTAAAAAAACTTACACTAGTGCAAACGATATAATATTTTCAAATGGAATGAAAATTAAATTCCAAGGTAATGTTTTGCCTGCAAAGTACGCACAAGACCAATGGTATGTTGAGGGTGTTGGCGACAAAATTGTTTTAATAAACGAAAAAGACTTAATTATTCCAGCAGCGTATAGTGAAAATATAGTAGTTCCGTTTGACAGTGATCAATTTGATGCTATGCCCTTTGCAAGCGCAAGTGCATATGCACAGGATAAAGACTACTTAATAATTAATCGTTCAAGTTTAGATAAAAATGCCTGGACACGTTATAATAAATGGTTTCATAAAGATGTATTAATAAAAAGCTATGAGTACAATAATTTAGATGTTAACATAGACGAAGCAGGTAGAGCAAAGCGTCCAGTTATTGAATTTGAAGCAGGACTAAAATTATTTAATTTTGGAGTTGAATCTAAAACTGATATCGACTTAATTGATAAATTTACAAAGGATGTCTTTTCGACTGTTGAAGGCCAGTTAGGATACAATATAGACAGCACCAATTTAGCAAGTGGCATGAGAGTATTATTTGCAGCAGACACTGATATCAGAGTCAGCGGAAAAATTTATGAAGTAAAATTTAGTACAATAAACAATATTAGACAAATTAGTTTAATAGAAACAACAGACACTGCTCCTATAGATTTAGAAACTGTTTTTGTTAAACAGGGCACTAAGTATGGCGGCAAAACATTCCATTACCATAATAATACTTGGATACCTGCACAGGAAAAAACAAAGGTTAATCAACCTCCGTTGTTTGACCTATGTTGCCCAACTGGAAATGCATATGGAGATTTAGATGTATTTAATTCTAGTACGTTTAAGGGAACAAAGATATTCTCGTATAAAGAAGGCGATGGCAATAATGATATTGAATTAGGATTTCCTTTATCTTACAAGAAAATAGAAAACAGTGGAGATATTGTTTTTGAATTTAATTTGTTAAGTGATACATTCAGTGTACAAAACGACGACTTAGTTGTTGATGTTAAAACAGATACTGCAAATTTAAGAAAATATAAAAGTAAAACTTCGTTTACTTATGTTAATGGATGGTCCAGTACTCCAGTAACTAGTAAGCAATATGTAGTTAATCAATATACTGCAACTGATAATATAACTAATAATTTTGAAATTGACTTTTTTAATAACCCTGGTAACTTAAACGATTTACAAGTTATTGTGTTTGTTAATAATAAGTTGCAGTTTCGTTTAACTGATTATGAAATTGATAGAATAAATGGATCTGCACTAGTTAGATTTTACAAAGATATTTCTACTGACGATGTAGTTACAGTTAAAGCACATAGCAGTGCTAGTAAAAACAGTAAAGGGTATTATGAACTTCCTATTAACTTAGAAAGAAATCCCTTAAATGATGACATATTTGAATTTACTCTAGGCGAAGTTATTGATCATGTTGATAGCATGGTTAGTGAAATACCAAATTTCAGCGGAGTATATCCAGGTCCTGGTAACTTACGCGACCTAGGAGATCTAGACAAATTTGGTAAAAGATTTGTAAAGCACAAAAGTCCGTTAAACCTTTCGCTGTATCATTTGTTAAACACAAAATATAATTTAACAAAGTCTCTTGATTATGCAGGAACTGAATATTCTAAATTTAAAAGAGTGTTCTTAGAAACTGCTGAATCTTTAGGTTTTGACGGCGAAACTAAACAGCATGTTGATATTATTCTAAAAACAATTAATAAAGATAAAGTTAAAACACAACCGTTTTTCTTTTCTGACATGATAGCACATGGACCGTCAAACAAGTTGACATATACTGTTTTAGATGCTAGAATTAAAAGTTATGCATTAACTACACCGTTTAACTTAACTGAGTTATCGGCGAATGCAGTTAGTGTGTATTTAAACTCTCGACAGTTAACACACGAATTAGAATATACATATGATACAGATGGTTATGTAGTTATTGCTGCTGGACAGAATGTAAACGACATAATTGATATTTATGAATATGCAAGTACAGACGGTACATTTGTTGCACCGACTCCTACTAAATTAGGAATATATCCAAAGTTTGCCCCTGAATTAACAATTGACGACACATACCAAACTGAGGAACCATCTACAGACGGCACATATAAGATATATGGCGAAGTTGAAGAAGGATTTAATAACGCTGGAGCTAGGGGCTGGTTTTATCCAGTGTACCCGACTAGTAGTGCAGCTAATGCAGCTGATACTGCCAATGGTGGCACAGGGTCATCAACTACATATTTGTTTAAAGGATTAAATGTTGTACTCTATATGCCAGCAACTGGCAGTTCAATTGGAACTGTTGATAATGTAGAATACGATGCATATCCTACTGGCATTCCTTTTATTAAAGGTCATGACGGAAGTTATATTAGAGCATACTTAGATTTTAGAGATGAATTACTATTAGATCTTGAAAAAAGAATCTTTAATAATATAAAAATAGACTACGAAAAAAATAAAATTAACATTGATAAATTTACCGGTGGCGACTTTAGAGTAAATGAATTTACAAAAACAGAAGTTGATCGTAGTCTACTATCTAACTTTACTAAATGGCTATCGTATGTAGATAATGATTATACTAATAATTATTTTTATGATAGATTAAATCCTTTTACTTTTAACTACTCATCGTCGACAAATATTAAGGGAGAGCTAAACCCTGGTTTTTGGAGAGGAGTATACAATCGTGCATTTGATACTGACAGGCCGCACAGTCACCCTTGGGAAATACAAGGATTTAAAATTAAACCACTGTGGTGGAATACAGTGTATGGCCCAGCACCATACACACGAGATAAT